ACCACGAGCCATGGTTCCGTGTTCCTTCGCGTCGGCGCGGCTCTGTTCTCGGCCAAGATCCCGGACGGGCAATTCCCGCCTTACGAGCAGGTCATTCCTGACGTGGAGGTCTACCATGGCCTTCGCGTCAACCGCGCGGCATTCTCTGATGCGACCAGCGCAACGGCCATTGCCGCAGACTCGAAGAGCGGCGTCACCATGACGTTTGCTCCCGGCACGATTGCCATGAAGGCCAACTGTTCGACGTCGGGCGATGGCGTGGATGAAGTCGACTCCGACGGCTACACGGCAACGCCCGTCAAGGTTGGGCTCGGTGCCAATTACGTCGTAGACGCCCTGCGCTACGCCGACGCGGAGGACGTCCAAGTCTACGTGCGAAGCGAGCTTGACCCGGTCCTCATCATCGGCGACAACTACAAGGCCATCGTGATGCCGATGCGTATCTGAGGGCCCATGCCGCACACCCATCATTGCCGAATCCGCCAAGCGTTCATCGCGGCGCGCACTCACGGGTTGCTCGTGGGCGCGGAGTCCTCGCCGCTTGGCCATGAAGTGACCCGCACGTCACGCGGCGAAGCACCGCACGATAGCGCCATGCTCGCCGTGTGCGCAATCGAGAAGGCCATTGCAGACTTGGACGCGGCTAGCAATTCGGAGCGCGCTCCGTTCGTGTTCCAGCGTTGCCGCTCCGAGTGCCTTTGGCGCGTGCTTGAACTAGCCGCCGTGCGTGGCGGATTCGCTGGGGTGGCAGCATGACTATCCCTCCCTTTGGGCAACGCGAGCGCCTCGACTTCGTGCTTCACCGGCACGACGTTTCGCAGGCGCGCGCGTGCTTTGAAGTTATCGCGGCGTGCTGCGATGGCTTCGCGCACATCACGCGAGACAGCGGTGGCACGTGGTTTCGCGCCGGGTTGGCGCCTTGGGATTGGAGGAATAAGCGATGACACTGCCTATGATGCACTACATCGTATCTGGCGTTGACCCGGGTCCAGACCGTTGCGGGTATGCCTTGCTGGAAGTTCTGGTAGCTTCAGGCAAGCTTGCGTCGGCGTCGATTGTTGACGGGTCTTGGCGTCCGGCTGACGCGTACAGGCACGGCCTTACGCCATGCTCTTACGTGTTCGTCGAGCGCCCGAGTGGCGTCAAGATCGCGGCGGCGTCGAACGCGCTTCTGGATACAGCCGTTGTCGCTGGTGAGTGGTACGCGAATCTTCAACCGGCCAGTTACTACATCACACTCGCCCAATGGCGTGGCGCCTTGCTGCGCACCGCAACCGGAAGCGATAAGCAGGTCCGCGCCCTTGTCGACGGGCTCGCCGCGTGCGGGTTCCTGACCGGACTAGAGCACGTCAACCACGAAGCGCGCCCTCACGTGTACGATGCCATTGGCGCCGCCCTTGGCGGACTTGTCCACTACGGCGTTGCAAAGATCGTTCTGCCTTCCAGCGTGGAGGTTGACATCTTGAAGGCAAAGGCCAATGATAAGCAGAAGAGGAAGGCCAAGGCCGCTCGCAAGTCGCGCGTGGTTGGGAGGTGAGTCTTGAATTACGAGGAGTTTCTCGTGTCGAAGTACGTGGCGCACGAGCCGTGCGGCTTCGTGTCCGACGTCGACTCTGAGCATCTGTTTGCGTTCCAGCGCGCCACCGCGCGATGGGCCTTGCGCCGAGGTCGCGCCGCTGTCTTTGCCGATACGGGTCTAGGCAAGACCCGCATGGAACTTTTCTGGGCTCGCGAAGTGCATCGCCACGCGGGCGGTAACGTGCTGATTCTCGCGCCGCTGGCAGTCGCAAAGCAGACTGTGGCCGAAGGCGTGAACGTGGGCATTGACGTGCGATACGTCAGGTCTGACTCGGAAGTGACTGGCGAGGGGATCTGGATCTGCAACTATGAGATGCTCCACGCGCTGGATGCTTCTCGATTCAATGGCGTTGTGCTTGACGAGTCGAGCATCCTGAAGGCTTTTGACGGTAAGACCCGCAACGACCTGATCAAGCAGTTTCAGGATACGCCGTATCGTTTGGCGTGCACCGCAACGCCTGCGCCGAATGACCATGTGGAGCTTGGCAATCATTCCGAGTTTCTAGGCGTCATGCCTCGCATCGAGATGCTGTCCATGTTCTTCTGCCATGACGGCGGAGACACGCAAACATGGCGACTGAAGGGACACGCCCGCGGGGACTTCTGGCGCTGGGTCTGTTCGTGGGCAGTCGCACTGAAGCGCCCTAGCGACATCGGAGAAGCGTTCTCCGTCGAGGATGAACGGTACGTTCTACCAGACCTCGTCATGCGCGAACACGTCATCCGCGGAACCTTCGAACAGGCGCAGCGCGCAGGGCAATTGTTCGTGGCAGAAGCAACGAACCTGTCATCGCAACGAGACGCGCGGCGCGCGAGCATGCCGGAGCGCGTGGCACTTGCTTCTGACTTGGTGAACGGTGACGAGCAGCCGTGGCTCGTGTGGTGCGACTTGAACGCCGAGGGGGACGCCCTGGAGAAGGCCATCCCTGGCAGCGTTCAGATCAAGGGCAGCGACACGATTGCGCACAAGGAGTCCGCTCTCATGCGGTTTGTCGCGGGCGAGATTCGCGTGCTCGTGACCAAGCCGTCAATCGCTGGATTCGGCCTGAACTTCCAGCACTGCGCGCGCGAAGTGTTCGTCGGAGTCTCTCACTCGTTCGAGGACTTCTATCAGTGCGTGCGCCGGTGTTGGCGATTCGGGCAGGATCGACAGGTAGAGGCGCACGTCGTAATCTCCGAAGCGGAGGGGGCCGTGCTAGCAAACCTGAAGCGCAAGGAGAGAGAGGCAATGGCGATGTCTTCGGAGATGGTTGCCGCCATGCGAGACATTGAGCGCCAGCAAGTGGCGTCTGCCACGCGAGAGATCGTGGGATACGAGCCTCGCGTTGAGATGGTTATCCCGGCATGGTTGAGTGAGGAGGTTTGATCGTGAAAGTTCTACGTCAAAACGAGGGTCGGGGATGGGTCGCCTACAACGCGGATTGCGTTGACGTCGTGTCGAGTATGCCTGAGTCCAGCATTGGATTCTCGGTCTACTCCCCGCCGTTCGCTTCGCTGTACACGTACAGCGCATCCGTGCGAGACATGGGCAACGTCAAGACGCATGCGGAGTTTCACCAGCACTACGGATACCTCCTCGGTGAGTTGCTTCGCGTCACGAAGCCCGGACGGAACATGAGTATCCACTGCATGGATATCCCTTCGTCGAAGTCGCGCGATGGTGAGATCGGGCTGATCGACTTTCCGGGCCAGATCATTGCGGCGTGTCAGGCTGCCGGATGGATCTGGCATTCGAAGGTCACCATCTGGAAGGACCCTGTCACCGCGATGCAGAGAACCAAGGCGCTCGGCCTTCTGCACAAGACGATCCGCAAAGACTCGTGCATGAGCCGCATGGGTATCCCTGACTACGTCTTGACGTTCCGAAAGCCTGGAACCAACCCGGACCCCGTGACGCACACACCGGAAGAGTTTCCGGTTTCGATGTGGCAGAAGTGGGCCTCTCCCGTCTGGACTAGCGAGGACTTCGGGGAGGACGTTGCGCGAGCGGTTGCTCGTGATTGCTGGGGCTACTGGCCTGACATCAACCCCTCTGACACGTTGCAGCATCGATCGGCTCGTGAGAACGAGGACGAGCGCCACATCTGCCCGCTGCAATTGGAAGTCATCCGGCGATGCATCCGCATGTGGAGCAACCCAGGTGACGTTGTGCTGTCGCCTTTCGGTGGCATCGGGAGCGAGGGGTATGTCGCGATGCAGGAGGGCCGGCGCTCGGTGACTGTAGAGCTGAAGGGAAGCTACTACGAGCAGGCCATCAAGAATCTGGCGTCCGTTGAGCCCGGCGCGAAGGGCCAGCAAACGTCTCTGTTCGGTGCTTGACCATGGCACGAATCTACGTCGTTGAGCCTGGCACTACTGGTGGCGTGGGCGCCATGGGCATGCGCATCTTGGTTGACGTGCTCCGAGCCATTGCCTTGGGACCACGTTGACGTAGGCGCGGACAGGCGACTCATGCTTAGGGCATGGGCGAACTACCAACGGAAAGCAGGACCTCACCACATGACCACCACGCCGCGCCGCCTACCCCTCCTGCCCAGCCCGCCGGAAAGCGGTACGCGCGCGGCGGGTTCGTCTTTCTACGAGCAACGCCCGCAAGTGCGTGGCGATTGCGAGAACGGCCCGCGCCCCTGCCCGTGGGTGTCCTGCGAGTACCACCTAGCGATTGAACTAGGTGCAGTGGTCCGCAAAGACGGCCGCACATGGCAGCAAATCAAGTTCGCTTGGCCGGGCCTAGGCGACAGCCGGCCAGAAGCCAAACCAATAGACGACGACGCGACGGCCGATGACGAGTCGGTCGCGAGCGCGCTAGAGGCC